CAGTTAAATCAGTGGGCTAGTAGCATGAGCGACTTGTCCTACTTAGAGCAGAAAAACAAGAACCCCCCTTGGTGGAAATCATTAGGGGGTTCTGTTGAAGCAGAAGCTTTAGAAATATTCACTGCTAAAAAGAAAGCTCAGGCTATGCGACAAGAACTAAAAGACTGGATCAGTTTTACGTATGGGCCTTCTGTTTGGGATGAGCTTGTAGCTACTGAAGGTAGAATACGTAAACAAAAGAAAGAACAAGAGTACCGTAAAGCAGAGATACAAGAAGCAATAATTACTTGGGGTATCTCAGGTGTTCTTCTTTTAGCAGGTGCAGGTACTTTAGGTTTTATAATTTATATGGTGGCATAATGGCAAGAAACTTAACAGAAAAACAACAGAAGTTCTTAGACGTACTGTTTGAAGAAGCTGGAGGTAATCTAGTTAAAGCTAGAAAACTTGCAGGTTATGCAGATGGGGTAGCTACAAAAGCTATTGCAGAGTCTTTAGCAGAAGAGATTGCAGACCTTACAAAGAAGTTTATTTCTTCGTCAGCTGTAAAAGCTGCATACTCAATGTTTGAGGTTATGAACAATCCTACAGACTTAGGTAATAAAGAAAAGATGGCAGCTGCTAAAGATGTTTTAGATCGTAGTGGTTTTATTAAGACAGAAAAAGTAGAAGTATCTGCAGCTAATCCACTATTTATATTACCACAGAAAGCTAATGAAGACGAATAGAACTTGGAAGTTACCCAAACCTGTAGAGGTAGATGGTGAATATGAGTGGCAACCCGTTGTAAGAGTTGGTAGACATGTACCATTTGGGTATAGACAAGACCCTGATGACTGTGATATACTACTACCAATTCCAGAAGAACTAGAGTTGTTTGAAAAAGCTAAGAAGTTTATAAAGCAATACAGTTACCGAGAAGTAGCAGCTTGGCTCAGTACTCAATCTGGAAAATACATTTCACATGTAGGATTATACAAGAGAGTAAAAATTGAGCAACAACGTAAGAACGAAGCTTCAACTCAACGTTACCTCGCCCAAAGGTACAAAGAAGCGTTACAAAAAGCGGAAAAGCTTGAAACCCAAAGACTCGGTTACAGAGAAAGAGTTAGTTCCAGCCCAACCTAAGCCTGAAGAAATAGACTTCGAAAAAGCTAGAGAAGTTATCTTTGAGCCTAACCCTGGACCTCAGACTAGTTTTTTAGCGGCAACAGAACAAGAAGTTCTTTATGGAGGAGCAGCAGGTGGTGGTAAGTCTTATGCGATGGTTGCAGACCCAGTGCGGTACTTGGGGAATCCAAATGCACGAATGCTACTTGTTCGTAGGAGCACAGAAGAGCTTAGAGAGCTTATATCAGTAAGTAAACAACTTTATCCCAAAGCTATACCTGGAATAAAGTTTATGGAAAGAGATAAAACTTGGGTAGCTCCATCAGGTGCTACATTGTGGATGTCCTACCTCGACAGAGAGGATGACGTTATGAGATACCAAGGTCAAGCCTTTAACTGGATTGGCTTTGACGAACTTACACAATGGCCTACACCTTATGCATGGAATTATATGAGATCACGTCTCCGTACAACAAGGGCTTCCGGTTTGCCACTGTATATGAGAGCGACTAGCAACCCTGGAGGTCCAGGCCATCAGTGGGTAAAAAGAACGTTTATTGACCCTCAAGTGCCTAATAACTCGTTCCATGCTACTGATGAAAATGGGGAAGTGATACAGTGGCCTAAAGGTCACAGTCGAGAGGGTGAGCCTCTGTTCAAACGTAAGTTTATTCCTGCCACCCTTTTCGACAACCCTTATTTATCAGATGATGGTTTATACGAAGCCAATCTTCTGTCGTTACCTGAACATCAACGTAGACAACTACTCGAAGGTGATTGGGATATAAACGAAGGTGCAGCTTTTCCTGAGTTTAATAGAAACATACACGTAGTAGAGCCTTACGAGATACCTTCTAACTGGGTTCACTTTAGAGCTTGTGATTATGGTTACGGTTCATACACTGGCATTCTTTGGTTTACTATGGTTCCTGGATCTGAACAGCTAGTAGTATACAGAGAACTCTACGTATCAAAGGTCACAGCTACTGACCTAGCTGACATGGTACTAGAAATAGAAAATGAGTCAGGAGAAAACATACGTTACGGAGTTCTTGACTCATCTCTTTGGCACAAACGTGGAGATACTGGCCCAAGCCTAGCAGAACAAATGATCTTAAAAGGTTGTCGTTGGAGACCCTCAGATAGATCAAAAGGTTCTCGTGTAGCAGGTAAAAATGAATTACATAGACGATTGCAAGTAGATGAATTTACGGAGGAACCTAGACTTGTGTTTTTTTCTAGTTGCACTAACCTTATATCTCAGTTACCCTCTATTCCGTTAGATAAGAAAAATCCAGAGGATGTAGATACACACGCAGAAGACCACTTGTATGATGCCTTAAGGTATGGTATAATGACTAGACCAAGAAGTAATATATTTGATTTTGATCCTGCAGCACAACGTACAGGTTTTCAAGCATCAGATCCAACATTTGGATACTAAGGAAATAAAATGGCAGAAGAAGATTTTGAAGAAATGATTATGGACATGGAAGAGACATCAGCTATAGAAGATGTTGCTGAAGAAGATTATTCAGATCCACTTACAGGTCAGATTATCCAGTTTGTTAAAAATAAATACAGTAAAGCTGAAACAGCTAGACAACTAGATGAAGAACGTTGGATTCAAGCTTACAGAAACTACCGTGGTTTATATGGACCTGATGTACAGTTTACTTCTACGGAAAAATCTAGGGTATTTGTTAAAGTAACTAAAACAAAAGTTCTTGCAGCATATGGTCAAATAGCAGAAGTTTTATTTGGCGGTAATAAATTTCCAGTAACTATTGACCCTACTACTCTTCCAGAGGGAGTTCCTGAGACTGTAAATTTTGAATCTAACGATGAATTGATGAAAGCAAAAGAAACACCAGACTTAGAGCCTGGAGAAACTTTTCCAGACTTTTTAGACAGATTAGGTGGTTTAGAAGATGAACTGGAGCCTGTAGCAGAAAAACTAGAGGAAGGGCCAGGATCAACTCCAAGTGCTATTCAACTCCATCCTGCAGAAATTGCAGCTAAAAAGATGGAAAAGAAAATACATGATCAGTTAGAAGAATCTCATGCAAAGAAACATTTACGTGCTGCTGCTTTTGAGTCAGCACTTTTTGGTACAGGGGTTATGAAAGGCCCGTTTGCTATAGATAAAGAATACCCAAACTGGGATGATGAGGGCAACTACTCTCCTATGTTTAAAACAGTTCCACAAACTACGTCTGTATCTATCTGGAACTTTTACCCAGACCCCGATGCAGCTACTATGGAAGAAGCAGAGTACGTTGTAGAACGCCACAAGATGTCACGTTCTCAAGTACGTGGTTTAAAGAATCGTCCTTATTTTCGTGAGAATGCTGTAGACAATGCTTTACGACTTGGTGAAAGCTACCGCAAACAGTGGTGGGAACACATCATGGAAGATAACTCAGAAGAAGATAGAGCTGATCGTTTTGAGGTTCTAGAGTTCTGGGGTTTTGTGGATAGAGAAATAATAGAAGATCAAGGGGTAGACATACCCTCTGAATTAGAAGATGCGGATCAGCTAAGTGTAAATATCTGGATTTGTAATGGGCAAGTGTTACGTCTTGTAATGAACCCATTTACTCCAGCTTATATTCCTTACTTTGCAGCTCCTTATGAGATGAATCCATACAGTATTTTTGGTGTAGGTATTGCTGAAAACATGGATGACACTCAAACACTAATGAACGGCTTTATGCGAATGGCAGTAGATAATGCAGCTTTGTCTGGTAATCTACTGATTGAGGTAGACGAGACTAATCTCGTCCCAGGGCAAGACCTCTCCGTGTATCCAGGAAAAGTGTTTAGGAGACAGGGAGGGGCGCCTGGTCAAGCCATCTTTGGAACTAAGTTTCCTAACGTAAGTAATGAGAACATGCAGATGTTCGATAAAGCAAGGGTATTATCAGATGAATCAACTGGCTTTCCTTCTTTTGCTCATGGTCAAACAGGCATACAAGGAGTGGGTCGTACTGCTTCTGGTATTTCTATGCTTATGTCTGCTGCCAACGGTAGCATACGTAATGTTGTTAAGAATATAGATGACTATTTACTAGCTCCTTTAGGTAAAGCTTTCTTTAATTTTAATATGCAGTTTGACTTTGATACAGAAATTAAAGGTGATCTGGAGGTAAAAGCCCGTGGTACAGAAAGTCTTATGGCTAATGAAGTACGTAGCCAACGCCTTATGCAATTTATGCAGGTTGTATCAAACCCTGCGCTTGCTCCATTTGCACGTATGGATTACATTGTACGTGAAATTGCTAAGTCAATGGATCTTGATCCAGATAAAGTTGGCAACAATATGGCAGAAGCTGCGGTTCAAGCTGAAATACTGAAAAAATTCCAAGCTGAGAACCCACCACCTGCTCCACCACCAGGTGCTCCAGGTCAAGGAGGTCCACAGGGCGCTCCTGCAGGGGTACAGGTGCAGGATACCCAAGGTAGTGGGGGTGGCACTATAGGAACTGGAACAGCCCCTCAGCCAGGAGAACAGGGCTTCTCAGGTAATACTGGCCCACAACAGGTACAATGAAACTAGTCGTGAATAATACTTTAAAACCTTTTGTCAACAATCCAGAGTTGTATAATCCATTTATGGAAGAGATAACTAAACGGATAGAAAAGACACACAGACGACTTGAGCAGATCAGTGAAGTAGAAGAACTGTATCGTGCTCAAGGTGAAATACGTACACTTAGATCAATGCTAAGACTGAGGGATGACATTAATGGAAGCTCTTAAAGAATCTTTACGTCCAAGACCTAGACCTAGAATACAGACAGGTAAAAAGACCCTACGTAATAGGGTTGTTTGGTCAGACGAGACTTCTGAAGATCCTTACTCCGAGATAACTTATACAGTTCCTTGGGGAGAAGGTTATGCTGTTATTCCCACAGTAGATGCAAACGGTAATAAACTATCTGTTCCAGATGCCTTAGAAAAAACTTTGGATAAAAAATTATTAACATCTTCAAGAAATCCATTAGATTTTGTAACTGGTGAAGAACTTCCTGTATTTTCAACTGAAGAAGAGGCTAACCGTTACGCACAGTGGAGATCAGACACTATGTTTGATGCTGAAGCTATAGCTAAAGGTTTTGAAATAGCACCTACTCAAATTTTTCCTGATGCTCCTCCACCTGAAGTAGACAACCGAAGTATTACTAATAAGG